TGCCCCGTCAATCACTGACAGAAGAGATATGACTGAACCCCAAATCCTTTTCCGTGCCTCGCGCAACGTGGTCGAAGTCATGAGGATCAGGGTATCTCTGGGCTGAGACAACCAATTAACTATACCCCACGCCGCCATAGTGTGAGATTTTCCTGACGAAGCTGACCCGCCCACTGACAAATATTTATTGTGTATCGCTGAACGAATCATCTGTTCTGCCCAAGGGTGACGAATCATCATGGGTTCAGGTAAGTCGTCGTGATTCCACAGCTCATCACATATTCTCCAGAAATAGTACTCGCGTGCTAGAGCACGGGGGTGGTGCGCGAACCCATAAAGCAATGCCGTCAATAAACTGGTCGGAGGTATTAACAAACCCCCTACGTCCATCTTTTTTGTTTTCGGATCAATGCGCGGTTCTATAACGCGCTTGCGTTTGGTTGGGTCGGACGGCATGATGGAACTAGACACTAATCTACTTATTTTAGGATGGGGGACAAGAACGAAGGCAACACCGATATAGTGCAAAGAGCTTTAGAGATGAACGCACAGGGTATGACCAACGCCGCTATCGGCAGACATCTTGGGGTCCACCAAGGTACTGTGAGGAGGTGGTTCCGAAAGTTAGGGCTGCCCCCTAAAAAAGCGGGGTTCACGTTACCTACCGTCACGCCCGACAAAGACGAGCTTAAAGAGAAACTGGAAGTAAATCTTTCAGACATGACTCAGCAAGCAGCTACTGAAGCCCGCCTAGCTGCTTCAGAAAAAGAAGATCAAGTGCTCGCAGAAATAGCGGAGTCCCAAAACTCACCTTCTGACAAGTATCAACATTACGTTGCCGCTGCTGGGATCAAGTTACTTAGGGACAGTATGAGCATGGTGCGGGGGCCGAGGACTATCCGAGAGATGTCAGAGCTGGATCAGCTTATTAGAAGGAACCTTGGTCTAAACGCCAAAACAGGTGGAGGGGGCGGGCGAATGCAAATAGATATTTCAATTTTAAATAATTCTACAGATAAGAATGGCGGCAAACGGGTATCCGATAAACCCATTATAGACGTAGAAGAAACTAAGAAAGATGAGCTGGAGTGATCGGTTTTCTTTAGAGTTCAACGGCCCCGAAGATTTAGAAGGGCAATACAACATCAGCATCCTTGACGAGTTAGTGGAAGCCTACATGGGAGTCATACGACACCCTAATGGCCCCCCTATAGCTTGCTATAGCCATGAACTATCCGCGCACATACTATCGAAAAAATGGCGTATCACTAAAAAGTCAGCCTCTAATGTAATTGACTATATTGCTGAAAACGCTAGTGGTGATACGTCGCCCGCGTTCTTAAAAACCTGATGTCTGATGTTTCAGAACCGCCATGTAGTAGAGAACCCTACTGTTCTCCGCAGAGAAAACTTACTTGAGAACAAGTTTGTCTACCGAGTGGCTCTTGTTAAGGGCATCTATTGCCGTGTTATCCCCTCCACATGGAAAGAAATAAGCTACATAAAGCTGCTAGAAAAAGGAGTCAGTTATGAGGTTCCAAGTGAGGGCGATGGACTTTTTATTACATTTAAATCAATGCCTAAAAAATGAATACCGAACGACTCCTACAACTACATGAAGAGACCTCTGAATTATCGCGAGACATTATGCGGAGAAAAAACAGTGATTATACTGGGGGCTCTGGGGCAACCGACGCACTAGAAAATTTTAAAGCCTCTAAGGCATTAGGGCTGCACCCTGTAACCGGACTCCTGCTTCGGGTTCAAGACAAACTTATGAGGATACGCTCCTTCGTGTCAGACGGGGAGCTACGCGTAGTAAATGAGTCTGTCGAAGACGCATGCGACGATATCGTAAATTACGCTATACTTTGCAAAGCACTGCTTCGGGAAGAAGCGGAAAATAAAAATAAAGAATAATGGAAGCTACGATTAAAGAAGCAAGAAAGACCGTGTGCGCTAGTGAATGCAAGGTATTGGCTAAATGGCTACAAGCGCGAGCAAAGCTAATCGAAGACGGCCTAACCGATGACGAAAACACTCTAGCGACCCTTGACCGGTATGTTG